CGGTTTTTCCTGCCATTAACGCTTCTCATAATCTAATCTTTGTCCTAATCGAACCAAGTCTGGATCTGGATATAGGGCAATAAGTTGACGGACAAGTGTGGCAGTTTCGTCAGGTGCTTGTGGTGGGATAGGTAATACTTCATTACCCGGGCCAGCACCAAAGGCTGCACCGAATGTAATCTCTTGATCTACATTTGGGTTTGGTGTAGAAAAGTTTCTGTTTGGCATAGCAGGTGCTGCGATCATAGGGCCCATTCCGCCACCCATTGCACCTGTTTCAGTTGCTGCTAATGGAACTCCGGGAGCAGTTTGTAGTTGTGTGAGTTCTTGATTCTCACCGTATGCTCCACCGGTAATGGATTGTGCTGCTTGCCTACCAATGTATGGGCCTTCAGCCATCTTTAGCCTCCATTTTTTCAATGTCTTTGGTCATCTTCTCCCACATATACTGTTTCTTTGCTTCGTTAACAGAATGTGAATGGATAACCTTTGTTATCAATGAGAAGAAATCTGCGAATGAATAACTTATTTTATATAGTAAATCTGCTACTGCGTAAACAAAATCTATTTTCTTTGCAGGGCGAGCCAATACAAACATATCATCGAGTTCATCGAAGTTATCTTCTGACATTGACTCGCCCTCCTAAGATTATTACTTAGCTTTCTTACCTGATGCTGATGCTGGCTTTCCTACTTCACCAAGCTTCTGCATTCCTGCTTTGCCTGATGCAGACTTCTTACCCATGATTGGGCCAAGAACTAGAGCCTTAGCTACTGCACCCTTTTTTACTCCGAACATATTGCACCTCCAGATGCGTGTTAAGCCGCCCCAGTCAGGGAAGCTAAAAGATCAGCCATCGGTGGGGTTCCACCTTGTGCTAGATCAGTTCTACGAGAATACTGGCCGGGGCCAGATACCATTTGGGAACCGGCAGCCGGGGCCGCTCCCGGAACCCCCATAGGGGGTTGCGAAGCACCGGGGGCCATCGCAGTCGCTGCCGGTTGTTCTACTGGAGCAAACGCTTTAGCAACGATTGACTCCAATGCTTGACCTTTTGCTCGACCTTCAATGATGTCGGCGAGCCTCTTAACAGCTTCTGTTGGATCCCCACCCTGAGTAGCAAGCATTGGGATTGCGTTTGCATATTGTGCTACTGCGGTTCTTAATGAGTCACGAAGTTCTTCGATGTCGATTCGTTGTTCTTCTTGTGTGACATTGATTGAGAATGGAAGATTGCGGCGGAGGAAGTCACGAGAAATCAACTTGTCTCCACGAAGTTGCAATCCAAAGATTGCAGCACGGTTAGGATCTAGTCCTGCCATGAGGCCATACTGGACATCTACTGTGTAATCACCGTTGATGTCTTTCGATGGTGTGTATTTTAATTCGTATGGTGTTCCGTCATCGGATCCACGAATAGTTTTCTGAGTTGAACCGAATACTTGCTCATCTACACAGAATGCAATACCGATAAGGTTTACAAAGAAGCGAGCAAAGACTGCCTGTGCTGCCTTAATCTGTGAATCAAAGCCACCCATAAGGGCTTGAACGCCACGACCTGTAACAATAGATGCATCGATCTGACCTGTTCGGCCTTCCGGATAACGAGAACCCATACGGAGTTCACGCTCAAGTGCCTGTGATTCAGCAAAGACTCCGTTAGGAAGTTCGATTGGAACTCTACGGATTCTTTCAGGTGTGTTAGATCGAAGCAAAGCATCTGGGCCAAGGGTAAATTCTTGGACATCTGGTGGAATAGCGATAGGTGCATTGACTGACTTCTTCGCTGCTTCAAGCTGAAGGAGTGCAAATCGAGCCTTAGCCATCTGAACTGGTAGGACATCATCGAACTGACCACGAGTTTGACCATCAACTGTTGGTCGTTCTGCTACATCTACAAGGATTTTGCCTAGAAGATTAGGGGTATTAGATAGAACTAGGTTATCTAACTCCGGTAAAAAGATTAAATCTTGGTTCTTATCATGGTAGCGAACCATGGAAATCGTAGACTTCATACGATACTTGCTGTTGATCTGAGCCTTATACTCTGGATATTGGTAAGATAGAGTCTCTGAATCAGACATAATGATCTGAGCCATAGCAACTACTGAGCCAAAGCGATCCTTTTCAAAGTAAAGACCGAAAGGATTGAGCATACGAATGCGTGGATTGTTGGTATCAAAGTCAATCTCCACCATACCTGCTGCAAAGCCATAGGTGTAATACCAGTCTGCTGCCTGATACATCTGAAGTTGTAGATCAGACTTATTGGCATAGTGGTTGGCAATGCGTGTACGAATCTCAGCCTTTCTACGAGCTGAGTCGGAGGTCATGTTGGAAGAGGCACAGTTAATTGCTGGAAGAGGGGCAGTTACCTCGGCAAGGTCACGAGCTGCGATGTCAACCATGTTAGCGATGAGTGGCTTCGGATACTCATCAGAGAACTGACCGAAGAAAACATCTTGCATACGACCTTGACGGACAGCAAGAACATCTGCCATACGGCGATCACGATCCATGTTGCGTGTTTTAAGGCGTTCAACCTTAGCTGCAACTTCTTGAACTGAAAGCATTTTTCTCCTTATGCCAAACGGCGATCTGCGGCCCACTCATCAAGGTTGATGACCTGTCGCTTTTCGGCATCTGCTCGGGTGAGGAATTCATTGTGTACGAACTTTCCGCCATACTCACCAAACTGGCAGATCTCTCTTGCTCTAATCTCACAGAACCAGAGGGCCATAACAAGGTCTGTCTTGTTCTTAGTCTCTGGCGACCATGTTACTAACTGGTCAATAAGTAATCGGATGCCTTCGTGTCTATCTGAAGGCAAGTGCATCAAGTTATCTCGATGGTGCTTACCATTGGATTCAACGCTTCCAAACAAGGAAGCCATTGCAGCGACACCAAATCCAACATCCCACTTATTTCTAGAAGTAGTGTGTTCCCGAAGAAGCACACCACGACTTGCTAACCATTGCCGTAAATTCTCATCCTGTGTCAGATAACCCTGAAAGGCGTTTCGTTCAACCATCCATTCCGATGGTTTGTACTTTTCCGTAAATGTAGTGATGAGATCACGGATGGCTTGCGGTGACGGTTTAGTTATAGTCGCAGCATCGAGGATATATCTTTTCTTTCTCCTACGATCTACAGCTACAACAACTGCCGCCGTATCACCAACTATCGCTGGGTCAAGCCCTGCGATGATGGTGAGACCTTCTACTGTCTCGGGGTGTCCGGGATTGCCCGGAACGATTGGCCCGATCATTCTCATTCTGTCGATAGAACCTTTAACGCAAGTCATGTTGAAGGTTGAGTCTTCATCAACATCTGCTTGCTGGTAAACCATCGACCAAGTCTTTGGGTCTAATGCACTTCTACGCATGGATAGATACTTGCCATCCCAGCGTGGGTATAGACCGTCTTCGTCTGCCTCTTCATCGCTGCCCTGCCAAGGGCGGTCTGATTTAGGCCAAAGTGTTTTCCAGTCCTTCTGGTCTTCTGCAAACTCTAGAACTGCTGGCATGGCCAGATATGTCCAAGGTGATTTACCTGTCGGGTAGCGTTCACCGTTACGGAGTTCTCTATAGAGGTCAATGGAATCTACTCGAGTTCCAAGGACTAAAAGCTTGCCGGTAGGCCCGAGACGAGTAAGGACTTCCTGTTGAATCCATCGAATCTGTTTTTCGTATTCGTGGGCATTCGACATAGTCACACAGTCGTCTAGGATAATCAGGTCTGCTCTCGCACCGTATACCTGTCCTCCGATACCGATTGCTTGAATCGTAGGATCCTTCTGGTCTGAGTCACGCAGTTCGTCTCCGAGGTAGACTTGCGTAGCCTGCCATGTGGCTGACTTAGACTTGAAGCCTGAGCCAGCAGCGTAAGCGAGTTGTAGCTTCTGCCACGATGGGTGAGTCAAACGCTGTTTAATAGCGTAGATAAATTCTGTTGCCTTCTGCTGTGACTTCGAGACAATCATGATACGGACATTGGGATCCATACAGATCCGGTAGACCGGATAGTCAATCGAGGTAGTCATCGACTTGGCGTGTTCAGGGGGCACATTCACCAGAACATACTGGGGGCGGCCTTGCTCAAATTGCATAGAGCTATGCATCCACTCAGGTTCATTACCTTCAAGAAGGTTGATGATATTCATCTGATGTGGAAAGGTGTCTGCTTCCAGATACTCCTTGCGGAAAGTACGGAAGTCCATCTCGAGGGATTCCTCAGACTGGATGCGGCCATGCTTTGATCTAGCAGCACGAACCTTATCTACAGTCTCCTTGAATTCTTTATCCGTGGAGCGGTAGTAATCCCATAGCTTTGCTGATCTGCCGACCTGCCGCATGGCATCTTCGACTGTGCAACCCTCTGTAATCAGACGGATTACTTTTGCCTTGATCTTGGCTGTCTCTTCTTGTTTACTCATATCTCTCCTCGCCAGCTTCGCTGGCGTGGTCGCCAAAGATTTTTCATTGGGTTTAGCGGTTCTGAAAAAGAACAGACTACTGGGCATTTACTAGGGGCTTCTAGGTCGCCTTTGCTCGCTAGGGCTCGCTCCGGCTCCCTAGAGCCGGTGTAGTCGTCTAATTACTTTAGCAAGTAATTATCCTCCTACTATATATAAGCCGGGATAAATGGGTTTTATCCCACACTATGCCCTGTGATTCGTATCACATTCTATCTATTGTGTGTAAAAGTCCTGCTCAGAGCCTATTTTACAGCTCGAGATC